TATAGATGGTTTGCTATGTTTCGTAAGAAAGGACATACTTTACTGTATCCAACAAGTTCCCATGATACAGAATCTTGCCAGTTGTCATTCTTACTTTCACGGTAAGTTAAAAAACCACCATGATTTGTTTGCAACATATCAAGTAACATCTTAGAACTAACAGCCATTCCAATTCTAACTCTTGGTCTGACATAAATACCATTTGTTACTTGAACATCTAGACAGCCTTCGCCATCAATCAAACCTGCAATATACTTCCAACTTAATCGCTTCATACACCCTCCACGGTGTGAACTGCATTGTTGGTAATGTCGTGTTCCCTCTGGTTAAGACACCTTACGTTCTTTCCCAGTTATTCAGAGAAGGTTTTACATCCCCAAAATTATAGGCTAGGGATAAATTTATCCGCATTGGTCTTGTTAACAATGGAGCCACTTCCTCCAGGATATGCTGCTGATGCCATTTTAAATTCCTTAAAAGTTTAGGTTATCTAACCCTATTCTCGTTATAGGCTGCCATGATGTCATCTTGTAAAGCCATATAACGTTCAGGGTCTGTCATTTGAAGTCGAATAAGATCTGCTCGACGATAAATTTTCTTGCTCGTTTCACCAGTAGCGCCATCAACCGCTACAGTAGCTGCTTTTAATGTTTGATTACGTTGATCCTGTAATTGTTGAGCTGCTTGTTGAACAGTTTCCTGTTTCATCTTCTTTAATGCTTTGAAGTTAGCTAACAACTCATTAGCGGAATCAAAATCAAACTGTTTATCTGCTGCTACGTATAGTCTCTGACGAATTGGTGACTCATTCACCCATGATGCAAACTCTGGATCAGCGATCACTTGAGTATAATCAGGATGACTTTGAGCTAGCCTGTTCGCTGTCTGCATCCTAGCCATCTGCATGGCTGCTTGCTGTGCCTGAACAACAGCGGGATGCGCTTCTACTGCTTTGTTAACTGCCTTAACAGGATCGGCAAAAAAGTCAGTATCATCTTCGATAGCTTTAACAGGTTGTTCCTGTGGAGTGATTTGCCTCTTAATAAGTTCATCAGCAAGTTTACGAACTTCTCCGACTTCCTGTGCTTGACGACCAATTAACTTCTCAGCCTCTTGGTGCATCTTAATAATGTCATCCATCGATTTACCCTTATACTTCTCAGGGATCGCTGGTTCCTCTGGAGTCGGTGCTGAGTTAGCCTTAACTTCTTCAGCTTGAAATTCATCACCTACGACTTCATCATCTTGAGATTCTACAAATTCAGCCATCTGCTCTCCTAGTCGGGATAACCCAATTGTTAGGAATTAAAAAGGAATCTAAGCTACCCTTCATAAAAGGACTTAGACTGTGCTACTTTGTTTACCTGTTCGTGAACTCTAGCCCATCGATCATAAGCAGTTGGAAAAGCACCAGTGATGCCTTCCAATTTACTCCGAGGAGCTGCTAACTTTCTTGTGGCTAGTAAATCACAGTGTGGGCATTGCACACGGTCTGTTGAACGATCAACTAAGTGTTCGCTTAGATGACCGTTGTCACATTCAAAATCATTTAATATCCTCATAGGCTTTTTCCCAAACGTCTTTCATTGTTAGGAGCCAATCTAATGCTTTTAGTTGACCTTTACGTTCTTGTAGTTCTTCGCCACTAGATATAGTGGTTATGTCCGCTACTGCATCTCTGTACTCTTTAGCGTCTTCCAACAGAGTTTTCCATCCTGGATGACTCATAAGGTCGAATCGATCTTCGTAGTACTTTAGTAACTTAGTAGTATCCATTGTTGTTATTTTACCACATCTTTATGTTTTTGTCAAGCATGTTTTTATGTATTTGTCAAGATCCAGTTAATATTTTCTTCATCCCATGTGTACATCTGACCATCAGTTGGTATGACTACAGGCGCTTCCCAAAGGCATGAGCCTGCATTCAATATCCAACTTTCATACGGCTTAGGAGGAATAAAAGCATCGCGTTGTGAATCGTAGGTGTAACCAATTCCTGCATAGTTTTTTCGCAACGGTGTGTCACCATTGCTGTGAATGCCACCGATTGTGTTGTAGCTAGTACGCTTGCAGACTTGTCCGCGAAAGTCTCCGTACCATTGCTCCCAATCAACACCGTCCTCACCCTCATCTTTTCCGACAATGACTTCAGTGACGATATTGTTTTCATCTAAAAATGCGTAATGCGCCATCATGCCTCCAATTTAAGCCCGGTTAAGTCCATTTCTTCTCCAACGATACCGACAGGAATGAACGTAGGCTTGTTAGCGCAGAATCGCGCAAGACAAAGTTGTTCGTGCTTGTGGTGTTACCAGTGTTGGGTCTTGTTGGTAGTTCACGGATGAAGAACAATTCCTCATCAGACAAGAGTCTGCCAAGCTCCGCAAAGCCTACTGGTGTTGGAAACAGATTATGCAGGCTTACCATGAAATGTTTCCAGTACCTGCGGTAAACGTGTAAATCGTATTACCACCAGATGTGGTTTTTGTATAAGTCAAGCCTCCACCAATGGACGAAAGGTCGGAATATGTATTAGGGTAAGAAATAATTACGATACCGGAACCACCATTACCACCTCTTGCTGGCGTAGTCCCAGTATCATTTCCTTTACCACCTCCACCACCTCCAGTATTTGTGCTTCCATCACCTCCATTGCTACCATCATTAGACCCATTACCGCCTCCACCAGACCCACCAGAACCAGCAGTTCCTCCGTTATAAGAACCTCCACCACCTCCACCACCATAAGTTAATGATGTACCTGTAATTGAATTACTACTTCCTGACCCACCAGAACCTCCAGTAGTGCCTGTACCGTTTCCACCAGTTGCGGCTGGGCTTAAATTAGAACCACCTCCTCCACCACCACCATAATTTGGAGCCGTTGACGACCCATTTCCTCCGGAATTACCTTGAGACGGAGTTGTAGATGGTGTATTGCCAGAATTACCATTACCAGCAGGGATTCCACCTCCACCACCGCCCCCTGATCCTCCAGTTCCACCGTTGCTGTTTACGCTTCCACCAAAACCACCACCTTCAGAGGTAATTGAAGAAAATAACGATTGGCTTCCTTGTGTGGCTGCATTACCGCCTTCTACTGTAATTTTACCTCCAGCACCGCCGCCTCCAATCGTGACAGTATAGTTTGTGCCTTTAATTACAGGTAAACTCGTTCCACCAGTAATACTACCTGATCGGTAACCACCCGCACCACCGCCGCCTCCAGCGTTTTTTCCACCCCCGCCGCCGCCTCCAGCTTGAACAAGATAGTTAACAGACGGTGGTGAATTAACTATTATTGCCGCTATTGCTGCTGTAAGTGCGCCAGCCATTAGGTCACTCCCGCGCCAGAAACATACCAAGTGTCGGTAGCTACTTTTAACAACGTAGCCATGCCTTTTGTTGCTACAGTCCTATTTCCTGTTGCGCCGTTGGCTAACTGGAACGTAACACCAGCACCAGAAATAGTAAGGTTTCCTGAGTTGTTGTTAACAACAAGGATGGTTGTGCCGACATCAATAGCTGTTGTTGCGTTGGTGTTTACTGTTAATGTTGCTGTAGATCCACCAGTGAAATAGATATGCTTACCTGCATCGCTTGCAGCAACTGTTGTATTTGTACTTTGTGGCGCACCGATATAACCAACTTTGTTAGTTCCATCTACTGTACAGTTAGACAAGTTACCTGATGTAGGTGTACCAAGTACAGGCGTTACTAATGTAGGTGTGTTCGCAAAGACTAACGCACCTGTACCAGTTTCGTCTGTAACCGCAGAAGCCAAGTTAGCCGATGATGGTGTACCTAAGAAAGTAGCCACACCTGAACCAAAGGATGTTATACCTGTACCGCCATTTGCTACTGGTAATGTGCCTGTTACTTGTGTAGCAAGATTAACGGAGCCAGCAACAGTCTTTAGATTACCAGCAGAATCAAACGTACCGTCTGTAGTCCAGGTATCGTTAGGCTGTAGTGTAACTTTAGCGATCTGTCTTGTTGTTGGTCCTGTTGAATTGTTAAAGGTAACCGTAACAGTTACTGCTGCTGTATCTTTGTTTTGTACGGTTATCCACTTAACAACTCTACGTGTTGATGCTGATGGAGCAGAAACTAAAGTCACTGCTGTTGTTCCATTTAAAGCACCATCATTAGACCCTTCAGTTAAGGATGAAGAAGTGCTATCAGCATAAGCAACAGTAAAGTCTGGGTTGCTTGTCGCAGCAGCACCAGACATCACTGCCTGTATTGTTTTGGTTGTACCGTCTAATACTAATGTTGCCATATCTTATCCTTAAGATATAAACCAAGCGTAATTGTTTGAACCTGAACCACCACCGCCTCCACCACCTGTACCGTTAGCTGCTGATGTGATACGACCTTGTGCATCAACAGTGATGTTAGCGTTGGTATATGATCCTGCTGTAACTGCTGTGTTAGCTAAGTTAATAGTTCTGTTAGCGGACAAATCACCACCACCAGACAATCCAGTACCAGCAGAGATCGTTGTTGTTCCTACTGCATAACCAGCAGAGGCATGGTTACCCCAACCATAAGCAGTATCCCAATCAGTTTGCTTTGCTGTGGTTGGTATTGCATAACCAGAACTGTAAGTTACTGCTAAAGTACCAGATGATGTTACTGGTGATCCTGCTACAGATAATCCAGTGGGCACTGTCATTGCTACTGATGTGACTGTACCGTTTCCAGACAAAGCAGCGATGTTACTGAGTGTTGTTTTTACAGTGTTACCACCTTGTACGATAGGTACAACTTCAGTACCAGCCAATGCTGATGCATTTGATAGTGCTGAGATCTTTACGTCAGCCATGTCTACTCCATGATAATGTAATCACCAGCTTCTGTGGTGAGGAAGTCACCGTTTTCAGTAGCCAGGATATTCGCAACACTGAGCCAACCAAGTAAGTAAGTAAAGGATGCTTTCTTCCATTGTCCGTCTTGTCTAACAAGAAAGTATTCTGGTACAGGATCTTCCGTAGCATCAGGTAAACCGTCTAATCCAAACTGCTGTGTATTCTGAATGTATATGTTGTCTTTGGACTTGGAAGTTTGTGGTAACTCACCAGCACTGACTTCAATACCATTAGACAACTTAAGTACCAGTGAGTTGTCAATGTCAATGTAAGCATCAACAACAGATACACCATCTTTTCCTGGTTTACCATCTTTTCCATCTTTACCATCAACACCATCTCTACCGTCTTTCCCAGGTAGTCCATCTTTACCAGGAGTACCTTTGTCACCTTTAGGACCTTGTTTACCTTGTGGTCCTTCTAGTTTACTGACGGTATCTGCTTTAGAGTCTAGCTCACTTACTTTCTTCTTTAACTTACCAACAACAGCAGCTAGCTGTAGTAGTTTTTCCTCATCCATGATTACTCACCAAGAGCAGCGGTAAACTGTTTATCTACCTGCTTTTTAGTCTCCATTTGCATCTTGGCTATGTTTTCATTGCTTTTGATATCTTCTTCCTTCAACATTAACTCAGCAATCTTAATTCTACGTTGGAATTCACGCTCTGCTGAGTCATCGTTATTAGGAAGGTTCTGAGTGGCTGCATTAACGATCTTAGCTCTTACCTCTTCAGGCATTAACTGAGCCTCTATGGTCACTTTCTGAGCCTCTGCTGCTGCTTTCTGTGCTCTGGCTTGCTTTTCCTGTACGGTAGCCTGTGCATCAGCTAATTGAAGCTGTGTAGCTTGCTGTTGAGCCTGTTGTTGCTCAGGATTTGGCTGTGTTAACTGCTGAAGTTGCTGTAGTAAGCTTTCACGGTTAGGTAATGATGAGTATTCAACGATACCTTGCAGTAACAAAGGTACGATAGGACTGTTTGGACCTAACGTAGACATCATTGCCATCATTTGAGCCTGTTCAAACTCTCTAGCAACCATACCTAGCGTACCTGTAGGTATAAATTCAAAGTCTTTTACAGGATAACGATCTGGAGAGAACTGCATATACCGCCATGCAGCCTTTTGAACGAACGGAATAAGGAAATCTTCTTGGAAATTAACCAATGAACGCTTGTTTTTCTTAATAATACCGCTAACAGCCATCGCTAAACCAGCAGCAGCGGCATCACCACCACTAACTTGAGCAGGTAAATTAGCTGTATCAAGGGTTCCAGTGGCTTGCAGCATCATTCTTTCAAAGATTTGTGCTGTTTCTATGTTTGATTTGTCAGTTACACCGAACTTAAACGGCTGTAAGATCTCTTGTGGGTTACCATTGACAAGGATATTCTTCCCTGGTTTGATCTCAAACTTCTGTCCTCTAGGTAGTCTAGAAGCATCAATAGCCATCATAGGAGCTGCTGTAAGCCCTAAAGAGTCTACATGGCTACGAATCTGTGCATCAACAGCCTTTTGCATGTTGTAGGCTTTCTCAGCCGTACCACGACCCCAGAAGCGACCAGGAACGGTATCAGCTTGGTAGGCAACAACAGGTCTGTCTTGCATCATGAATGGGTTTTCTTCACTCTTTAGAAGAACCTCACCATTAGCAACGACAATCAAAGCCTCAACCATCTCTGAATATAGTTCTTCATCAGCAAAGGTTGTATCTTCAGGGTTATCTAATAGTTTCTTAGGTACTAAGCCATAGTATCTAAGTAGTAATACTTTATCTTGTTGGTAGTATGTTAGATCTTGTGTAGGTTCTAGGTCTGTATCTAATGCAGCATCACCAAGATTAACCTTCTTGTAAACACCATCTTCCATGCCTTTAATGACTGCATGTCTTCCGACATACTCTTCAATAGCACAACCCATTGCATCATCAATGGTGGTTGCGTTAGGGTCAATTAAGAAGTTACGTGGATTGATTGGTTTTAAGTCTACGGACACACGATAGTTGGTGCTGACACCAATCATGTTTAACCCAGGCTGTGCTGTAGGCTGTGTTGCTGGTGCTAAGTTCTTTTTTTGCTTTACAATTAGTTCACCGACACCAGTACCATATATCTCAGCTAAGGTCATTACTTGACCAATGTTCTTACGAACTTTATCTTTCTTAAAGTCTTCGGACAACAAAGACTTCATCTTCTCTACGTCTGTTTTATCTTGATCAGCTACATCATCACTGATATCAAAGAATACACCTTTAGCGAATACTGCTTCTTCAAGATCAGCTTGTTTGTTATCTACAGCTTGTTGTAATGCTGGTGAAATCAGTTTAGAACGTTCAGTTGTTCTGGTTTTGTCTTCGTCAGCCCAGAGTCCTCTCCATAGACGCTCATACTCATCCCAACGCTCCATAAAGTTTTCATCTCTATAGTTGCGCCAATCATTGCAGCGATCCATAACGAACGCTACTAACGCATCCTGAGGAGTGATTTCAGATTCAAATTTCATTGTCACCAACCTATTGTAGAGTCTAGGACTTCATAGTCTTCTTCATCCAGATTCTGATTCCAATCTGCTACTTGAATCTGGTCTATGTAACTCAACGCATCAATTAAGTCATCATGCGTCTTAGAATCAGGGAATTGCATCAATTGGTCAACAAACTTGTTATTCCAATCCCCTTCATTTAACACAATCCTACCGTGTTCAAAGCGTCCTTGTAATGACCAAACAATCCTATCTGCTTTCTTCTTATTACCGTGAGTGAGTTCTTCAATGCGAGGATAATAGTTTAACCTTCTCATCAAATCATTCATATAAGGCATCACTGCATTCTTCAGCGCACCTTTCTCAATCCCTACAGCATTAACTCTGTAGTCCTTTGCAGCCTTTAGAATCCTCACTGCTGTTTCTCGGACATCCCATCTACCGTATTGTATGTCAGCAACCCACCAGCCCTTAGTATTGATCTTAACAATAGCTATCGCTGTGTCATCCAACTTCTTATTCTTCGTTTGATTCGTCTGCGATGAATCGCTAAAACCACATAGATCCACCGCCATAAAGTAGTTACCTTCTTCAGGTTCTTCCTCATTAATCTTAATCCATTCATCTTTGAAGATCTCCGACTGTGCTGCCTCAAACGATGCCATGAACTCTTGTCTGAAAGCAAAGCTAGACATCGAACCTCTAGCTGCTTCAATCTCTAACGGATCTAACAACGGATTATCAAAACTAGTGAAGTGCCATGCCTTGTAATCTTTATCTTTACCTGAATCACCTACTTTGTACAATTCATAGAAGTGATTCCTACCCATCGGTGTTCCAATGAACATTGCTCTACCCTTCTGATCCGCTAAAGCAGGTCTAAGGATTTGTTCGAATACCTGTGGCTTCATGTCTGCGTACTCATCCATCACTAAGTACTTCAAACTAACACCACGCATAGTCTCTGGTCTATCTGCACCTTTTAGCGATATCATTGCACCATTGATCAAAGTGATCTGCATGTTATTGACATGACTACCTTTGATCACTGAATGACCTAGCTCTAACAGCGTAGACCACATAATATCTCTAGCTTGTCCCTGCGTAGGAGCTACATCTTTCTCCTTT